GTTCAATAATAGTTCCATTTTTTAAGATCATAGTGTCCTTCATGTACGGACTCCTTTCTCCCTTTTCGGGTATAAAAATAAGAGCCTTTCAGCTCTGATTAACAAGTTTCTTATTCATTTAAATAGTGATTTAGCAGTGAAAGACGTCACCGCACACTTTTACAAAAACGCACCGGTGTCTTACGTATTGGCTTATAAAATCGGCCATATGGTGCAATGTATTTTTACGATCTCTGCCGGATCGTCTGGCTGGGTTGAGGTAGCCTTTTGTGATGATGATGTCAGGCCACTTATGGATGTGCCAGTGTACAGAGCGCGGAGTGCAATAGCAGATGATAATACTATACAGGTCAATGGTACATTAAAAGCAGCAGAAAACAAACTGTACATATATATAAGTAAGGCATTGGCCACTAATCTGAGTATGAGCTGTATTTATCCAACTACAAGATAATCATCTACATAATCCAGTAATCCGTCCATGTCGCCCCATTATAAAAGCCAAACTTAATATTTTTGGTGGCTGTCAAAAACTCAATATACAAATAATTAACAGCCGTTGTATACATTCTAATACTCGTAGCTGTCGAGTTTTGCGCAAAAGTCACTTTTCCGACACCCTCAAAGCTTATTTTATCATCCATTATGTCTTTCCAGCCTCGCCATGTACCATTATCTTGTTTGGTGATTTGTGGACTATTTTGACCATCATACGGAGGCCACGCCGTGATGCGACACCATTTGTTATCGAGACGCTCAACGTCCAGATAAGCAGCGACCCAGCCCGTGGGTAAATTTGTACAATTAGTTGCATAGTAACGTCCTGTGGTAAGCGTTAGGATATCGATGCCTGTTACTGGCTGGAGGCTAATATCGGTTTTTACATCACCTAAATCACTAATTACTCCACCAATCTTTTCATCGAGAGACTTTCCCATCGGGCCACTTAATACGGTTGAGGCGTCCGTCGCAAGCAGATTATTTACGATCTTGCTTTTTTCAATGAGTTTTGTCATGACCTTATCAGCAATAGCGTCAACTAAAGCCTGTGATGTCACGCTTGCTCCTGCTGTCCCCAATACTCCGCTCGTATCCTTTGCAGTAACCGCGGAAAGTGCCTCAGCGGCGAATCCTCTCGCCATGTATTTCCAATTCGCTCCTGTGGCTGGTGTCACACCTTTCAAATTGTCTTTAAGAGCACTCCATGTACTCCCATTGTAATATACCACATCACCGATCCGATATGTGGTACCTGACGCATACGTACCACGATCTACGAAACCTATGCGCCCTAACTCTGTATATCCTGCTGGTGCTGCCATTTAAGTATTACCTCCTCTGTCTTTGTAATATAATCTTCCATCCGAAACTACAAAATCGTACAACACATTCGGCTTTCCTATATATAACGTTGCTGTTTCTGGATCAAAATACAGGTCCGGCGGATCACCTCGTGGATACGTATTTTCTGTAATATACGTTTTAATATTTTCCCATAGCCGGGATACTCCCCGTGCTGTTAATGGCTTTTGCATAGGGCCACCCCCATTATACGCATATTGCGTCTATCTCTGCATCAGTCATCGGGTCCGCCCACGTTCCGTCCGCACATAATACCGCATCTAGTCTTCCAGATGCAGGAGCCGGGACTAATCCAGTTCCACCAGCCGCGGAGGCTGTAGCGCCTTTAAATGCGGAGTACGTTGTATTAGCGGGTGTTTGATATGTTCCGTCAGCCCTCAAAAACTTTGTCTGTGATCCTGCTGGCGGAGCGGGAACGTAGCCAGCGGCGCCAGCGGCTGAAGCCGTCGCGCCCTTCATAGCAACGGGTTTCGTATCTGTAAATACTGCATTTGCTGGCACATCCACTGCAACCGTATGTCCCCCAACCGTAGCCGCATTACCGCCGTTTGCAGGCATGGAGGTCGGTTTCCCTTTGATATAGGCATCAGATGATGTATCTGTCACACTCCAGTCAGACTGTACATTCTGTTCTGCGTTTGTCGGTGCATGAGCTGCCTGGCTGTGATCGTAGGCTGCTTTCGTCCAATCTCCACGGCCAGCAGTAGAAGATGTCGTACCAATTACTATTCCCCCATTGACCTGTCCATAAGCCGTACCGCTCCACCGGTACTCTCTCATGTTATAATCTCCGGGACTTAATATAATATAAAGCTTCCCGCTTTCCGGAGTCAGCGCTGCCCCTCCTGAAGTAAGTGACAACCACCCTGCTGAAAACGCTGTAGCTCCAGTTACAATATAGGAATCGATTACATCGTCCACATAAGATGGCAACTGAGCCGCCGGAACATGGCCGGAATCGTCTAATTCTGCCACGCCTCCAGCTGCTCCCTTCTGTGTCGATGGAATTGCGCCAACGTCTCCAGCCGCAAGCGTTATATCTGCTGACAGTGCCTTATTATTAACCTTGCGCGTCGTCGGTACCTTTCCGCTTAAAGCTGTATTAACAACCTTATTTTGTACCGGATTTGTGGATGAACTGGATAATGCACTATCTACAGTAGTATTATGCAGATCAGCCAGTTTGTTCTTCTCGGCTGTAGTATAATCCTCTGTAGATAATCCCTTTCCTGTAACTTTAACCACGAACTGATCTTGCGCCCAACTTTTTACATTATTCCAAAATCTTGTAGCATTTCCTGTAGAAAAATATTTTCCCATATGCCCTCCTTAATTTAAAAAAATCGCATCGACTTCATCGTCTGTCATTTCTTCCATTCCAGCATCATCAATCCACTGTGTGTCAAAATCATCACCCGTCTTTTTTATAAGTGCCTGACCTGACTCTCCTCCCGGTGGAAGCAACCTTACATAATCCTTATATTCTGGCAGAACATAATTATCTGGTTGTGGCCGTTCCCGTATGGGGAGCTGAATTGACAAAATTGTTTCTCCGCTGTCTGGAGACCTTATGTACACATATGCGGTTATTTCACCCGCATTTTGAAGCATGATATCTGGGATCATGGCATGTTTATTTTTCAGATAATCTATACTTGATAGCTTACCCTGATAAAAATTTATTTCCGTGCCGTCCGGTATATCAATATCCGGGCACTCCAGTGCAAGTTCCTGACCATAGTCCCATTGAGTAAGCCCATACGCGGAGGTTGTACAGTATCCCGAAAATTTGGCTACAATCATATAACCCCTCCTTAAGCTGTAACTTTCCAGTAAATCGTTGCATCAGATACCACAAAATCCACGCCTATTCCTGCTTTTATATAAAGCGTGGAAGTTTCTGGATCAAAATAAAAACCGGGCGCCACAATCTGAGAATACTGTGCTGCCCGATCAGCTTCATTTTTGGCATTATTGGCGGATGTTTGAGCCTGATTGCTATAATATTCGCTGTTATTAGTGTTCTCACCCGTCCGACTTCCAGTACCTCCCACCGCCCAACTTTCTGCTGCGGTAGCGCTTTCAGCGGAGCTTGTCGCCTGTTGTGTGGCTTTATCAAGAATATTATCAGCGTGGTTCAATGTTTCATTTGCTCTTGCTGTCGCCGCGTTCGCATCGGTTACTGCTTTATTTGCCGTAGTAATTGCTCCATTAATTCTAGTAACTTGAGCTGCTACGTTTGCAATGGCGTCTTCTCCATCTTTATTTACCTTTTGAGCCAAGGATATCATGGAGTTTCGTACATCCTTCCCCTTTCTCGCAGTCCTGAAATCTTGTATTTCCTTACTTATATCTGCCATGTCTTCACTTCCTTTCAGGCATACAAAAAAGAACGCCTGTTTTCAAGCGCTCTTTTGCTGGTTTTCCTATTTTAAATTGTATCATATTTCGGTGTGACAAACGTGACAATTTACTTGACACAGAAAAAGAGCGGGGAAATTATCCTCGCTCTCAGTAAATTTATTATTCATGACTCGTGCACGCCGGCACGTATTGTGTTTCCAGCCAAGCTAAAAAATCGGGATTGTCTGAGTTGACTACTCCGTCGGCTCCGGTTGTTAAATCGTCGTAATATTCGTAGCCTTCTACTAACTCACCATATCCGTTAAATGCATACATAACATCATCAATTTTTGTTACGCCTACCGGAATAGTCCTATCATCAAACTCAAACGACCATATTCCCTTGTCGCTCTGAGTCCACTTTCCAGAATATGTGTCCCTCTTTTTTACAACACCGGTTCCATTATCCCCATTTACCGCCCACTGTGGAAGCAGTCCCATATTGAATTTTCTCTCAATATGTTCTCTCTTTAGTTTATCATCCTTCGTTGTAAACTGTACACAATGCTCGTCATTAAGCCACGTCCATTCATATGTTGAATTTTCCTCTTCATTCAGCGGAGATTTACGTATGAAATCACCATTAACTACATCAGCCATAACAAACGAACCAAAAAGCAAACTAAATGTTAAAACAATAGTCAGCAAAGACATTTTTTTAAACATTTTTTCACCCCTTTCTGACTATATTATATCATCTATATACCTTCGGTTCAACCCTCCAATTCATCTATTCTATCCCTCAACTCTCTTACTCTGCCATACAAATCCTTAAACATATCTAGTGCGGACATATTTTCCGTCCAAGGATCATCGAAAATTATATCTCCTGTGACAATACCACTATAACCAACACGGGTTATCATACCGTCTCTTTTTAATTCAAGTGCTGGCCCTGTTCCATCAAATTCTTGAGTAGATAATACAATAGAATTACCTGCATCTTTACTATACAAAGTCATGTCAGAAATGCCAAACCCATTAATCCAAGCATAATTTTCTGTAATAAACACATTTCCGATATTAATCTCACCAGAATTTATAATCACTGATCCGTCGCTGTCCACCTCAAATGTACCATTACCGATATTAATCCTACCGCCTATGATTGATGATCCTTTGATAGTGCTACCTTCGATAATGCCAAGAAGTACATGCAGGCCGGTCTTATCCCATGTACCGATCACCTCACCCTGTGCATTCTTAACGGTAATGCTCCCATCTTTCGCCAGGCCAGCGCCGCCCACCTCCAGTATGCCACCGCGGATTCTATCCGCCAGCATCGTACCGGATGTTATGAAATCAGCCACAAGATTACCATCAATTGTCCAAGCGTTCCGGTATGGTCCATTTATACCGGTTGTAGAGAAACCAAGGCCATTCTGATTAAGCTGGATCACATGGGTAGCCGTGTTTTTGTCCGGTGTATTCATCACCAGGATTCGCCATGGGTGGATTTTCTTACCGGTCAATGGGTCCTCAACGTCCAAAACGACATACCCGCCAAGTCCTCCGGTTATGAGTGATGTTGCATTCTCCACCTTACGCCTGATCTCACTGGAAGCGGATTCTCCCACCTTTTTAATGGAGTTTGACAACTCTACCTGTTTGCTGACATTCGCAGCCGTGAATGTCTTTACCGTTGAGCCAAGGGATATACTACCCTTTTTAGGATCATCGAGATATAGGTCAAGCTTTGCAAGAAGCATATCTTTCTTTACTCCGTGTGGCTTGCTCTCTGCTGTTGTCCAGCGTCCCAGCTTAAACCTTCTGATATCTACCCCAGTATAATTGAGATCGAGGGCTTTTACAGTCAGCGTATCAGGTATGTTGGTAAGTTCCTTCAGTAGTGCTTTAGCTTTTTCAAGTAGAACGGCTGGTTCTGTTACATCAGTCCATTGATAGGTAGCAGTTATAAGCCCGTACTCCTCAACCACGCTCTGATCTGCTGTGATATAATCGATCCCATTGTTTACGGATGTAATATTAATAGTTCTTGTCTGTCTTTCTCCCTGCTCGTCCTGGTACTCTACCTCAGCGCCGTATGGTATTAACCGCGTGGCGATTTCCGTCGCGTCCTGGTATTTCGTAAGATCAAGCAAATTCACACCGAAGCGTATCTTCTGATCGTTATACCCTCCATGGTCATAGGTATAATTCAGATACTTCTTTCCGTCCTGGTATTTGACGTACAGGCACCCGCCATACTTGCTTATCAAATAGGTGTTTACTGTGTTCCATGTGTTATCCAGTTTTGTGCTTTCCCGCGTAATGTTTGATTCATCATCGACCACATTTACAGTGCCAAGAAGAAATTGTTTCCGCGCCTCTACCTGCTTATTATGGTTATCGATCAGAAAGGAAAGAAAATCATTAATATTCCCAGTGTTTGAGAATGGGCGCTGAATACTGTCAATTAAGTATCCCATGCTTCCCTCGCATACAATCTTCTTTATATTGTAGAAATCAGATTCATCTGAAATTGCCCGCCCCTCATAGATCAGCTCTCCATCTTCAATCACCTGTATGATGGATTTCAGTTTCTTGATGGTATTATAATATTCGTGCGCTGGAGGAATCATAAATTCCAGTTGCCCCGTTTTGTTAATCGTTAATACAAGGCGTGGTTCCAGCACCCTTAAAACGTCGCTCTTCTGGTCATGCAGAGGATACACATGGCCGTCTACTATATTCTGTATCAGGTACATTACAGGCTCCCTCCCCGGTATATCACCGTTACAATTCCGGCTCCGGTGAACTGTAATCGATACTCTCCAGTTCCGATTGATATATCAGTGATATAATTCTCACCGGCTCCTAAATTGTACTCATTGCCATCGAATGTTACTTTCATAGCCGCAGAACATACAATTTTTGGTATTACAGGCATTGGGCTGCCGTCAACAACGAGATCATATGTACCATTCACGGTAATATTTCCATACTCCCGTATTACTCCGGTTTCAAAATCAAACGGGTCCCACAACCAGTCTTCATCTGACGCAAGCAGGTCCAGTTTATACGGCTTGCAATCAAACGTAAGGGTTATTTTCCCATAGATTCGGTTGCCCTTATCGTATTCGCATATTCCACGGCCATCATAGTAGTAACCCTCGTCAAAATCAAAGATTAGTTTTACCCGCTTACCATGCAGATAGTTGCTGATATCGCTGATTCTCGCGGCCCAATTACTATATCCCTTATCCTCAAAATCACATTCTATTTTTATTTTCCGGTTTTCATACCGGGTGCCGAAGTAGTCCGTCATATCAACGTACCCATCGGCACCTGGTATATCAATCAGGCTCTTTTTCACTTCTGGAAGTCCGATATTAACCGAAATGATTCGGAGGCCGAAGTCGCGGTATGAATGTTTTTCATCATTGAAAGTAATCCCCATCGGCATTACATAACACCTCTTTCCTCTGTTTTAGATGCGTTACCAAGGTTTTCATTTACTGGCTCCGATACGAGATTACCGACCTTTTTATTATCCATATACACGCCCGTTTGCTCCATAGCCCGGCCCATTTCAAGTCCCATGCGTTTATAGTCAATTGCATATCCGGGACCATACCCTTCATTCCCATAGCTTGATGCCGGGATTGCTGCCGTGCCGGTCACATATCCGGTGCCGGCGAGTGCTGCATCAACCGCATTCCCCGCTGTAACTGCATCTATGGCGCTTCGCATGGCATTCCCTACAACATCAGACATAGCCGTATACAGATTGCCAGACATAGCCTTTATGCCATCGATCATTCCGTTAATTGCATCTTTCCCTAATTGCGTCATATCCGTAGGAAGGGTCTGTACGGCACCTAAAACATTCTGTGCAATTGCTTTAAATTTGTCCATGTTCTCGGTTGTTCCTGACGCTTCTTTTACTGATCCTGCCATTGCGGAAACCAGTTCAACCGCATTTTGTACCGCGGTAAGCTTCATTATCTCAAGCGGCTGATTCAGTGATACTCCAAGTTCTAACATGGAAGTCATATATTCTTGTTGGTACTTAGCAAGCTCCGCAGAGGTTTCCTGTTGCATCTTTGTGATCTGAGCCGCTATGTCCTGACGCATCGGTTCAAGTTCTTCCACGGCCTGCTTTCTGGCAAGACGGTTTTTGGCTTTAAAAAGGCCGACATACTCATCCAGTTCATCGTCACTCATTTCTGTTAAAAGCTGGATTTCTGCCGCCGCCTTTGGTCCAAGATTCTGTAATTCCTCCAGAAGTTCCTTTCCAATTCCACGGTCGCTTAATTCATCAAGGTTACTTCTCCATTGACGCAATCCATCAACCTGAGACTGGAGATTATTTAAAAGATCATCGGATGACAATTCCGTATCCATGGAAAATTCATCAAAAAGCCCGAATGCAGATTTTATTTCATCGGCCCTCTGACTTACTGCATCTTCATATTGTTTATTCAGATCGAGAATCTTATCGTTTAACTCATCGTATGCCTTTGCAACATTATCAGTGTACTTCTCCTCTGCCTGAAGCATCTGATTCTCAAGTTCTTTCTTTGCCGTAAAGTATTCTTTATCTGCATCGATCTTTGCCTGTGTGCCTTCTTTCACCTGTTTTCTGGCTTCATCCCAATATGCCGCCTCTTCTGCAAGTGTGAGGTTATTATATACTTTGTAGTTGTCCAGCCGCTTCTTTGCGGAATCGAGAACTGCCTGCGCGATCTCTTCCGCGCTGCTCTTTGCATACTTCTTATTCCTTTTTATTCCTTCTGCAATACCAAGCGCTATATTCCTGCCTACCTCGTCGCGGAATACCCTGGACGGGGAATGGATTCCAAGCAGATTCTTAAGGCCATTAAGAGCTGATTCTCCTACCTCTTTCGCTGCATCAACGACCGCACCAACTGCATTTTTTAATCCATTTGCAATCCCATCTACAATGTCTTTTCCGATCTTCTTCCAATCAAATTTAGAGAACACATTTTTGATTGACTCGATAATTTCCGGTATCTTAGAAATAAGTACTGGAATCCCCTTTATAAGTCCCACTGCCAGTTTCCCGATTAATTCAATTCCCTGCTGTAATATCTCAGGTAAATGTGAACCGATCGTAGCAAGCAATTGAGCCAGAACAGAAGCTATAGATGTTAATACAGCGGGAAGATTGTTCAGGATACCTTTTGCAAGTTTGCTAACAAGCTTTGCTCCTGATTCAATGAGTTTCGGGTAAGCTGTAAGAACTGCTTCAAGGAGGCGATTTATGATATCTCCACCGGCAGATATTACAGCGGGAAGATTACTTAATACCCCTTCCACAAACTCGCCACATACCTCACCCCCTTTACTTACGAGATTAGGAAGCGTAGTTGTAATACCATTAATCACAAGATCAAGGAGCTTAGCCCCCTGTTCGCGCAATTTACCCGAGTATGACAATAAACCCGAAATAAGTCCTGATACTATGGACCAGCTTAAAGATAACAACGCTGGAATTAAGATCATAAGCCCGTTTGCTATTGCTTCAAGCAGGCTTGCTCCAGCTTTCATAAACATAGGTAAATTTGCGTTAAGTGCCTCTATAAATCCAACAAGAATACCTATTCCCGTTTCTATTATCATAGGGAGCTGCTGTGCAATACCAAGTGCCAGATTAGCAGCAATATCGGATACAACATCTAGCAGTTGATCGACTCCACCCTCTTTAAATGCATTTGATAACTGATCGATTGTATCAATGGCCTGCGGCAAGAGCGTATTGGTCATAGTGTCGGTTAGAGGTTGTACTACCTCCCCCAATAATGCCATGGCGTTGTCTTTCAAGGTAGAAATAAGACCGTCCATTGTAGTACTTGCCTTTTCCATGCCTTTATAAAATTGTCCGCCCTCAGATGTTGCCTGTACCATGGCGCCGTTTAATTCTTCAAAGGATACTTTACCCTTCGATACACGGTCCCGGACCTGTTCCATGGTTTCTCCGGTCTTACCAGCTATGATATTCAGTGGATTAAATCCGCTGTCAATCATCATATTAATTTCTTCCATGGAAGCTTTTCCGTTTGACTGGATACGCCCAAATGCAGTGGAAAGTGTCTTCAACTTTTCTGCATTACCAAGAGAAATATCACCAAGCATCTTGATCTGGTCATTTGCATTATCCGCAGTCGATCCAAACGCAAGTAGAGTCTTTGATGCATTTGATAAATCTGACATTTCAAATGGCGTTTTAGCGGCAGTTTCTTTTAACTGGTCCACGAATTTTACAGCGGATTCCTCACTACCTAACATGGTGCTGAAATTAGCCATATACATCTGCATATCTGCATTATATTTCATGCCGGCAGTAATCCCGGCGCCCATGGCTCCTGTAACTCCCGCTATGGCGCCTCCCAGTATAGAAAGGCCGCCTTTTGCAATACTTCCCAGCTTTTTTATGCCACCTGAAAACCCTTTTTCATCAATCTTTGTATCAAAATTTAAATGCCCGTCAGCGGCAAATATCTGTAAGTCAAAATAAGCCATACTACTCCTTTCGCAGTAGCACGGCTCACAGGCTCACATATGCTATAACTTTATTTCAAATTCTTTTTTACACTCTTTACATTTCATGTATACACCATTGCTCTGTGCTGTGTTGTCATATAACACAGCATTCTTTCCGCAATGGGGGCATTGATACCAATCACGCCTAGTTGGCGGTTTCTTAATTTTAGGTAATTCGTGAGAAAGTTCTTTCTCATTCACTGTTACAAAACAGTTTATACCTTCCATGCATCTCACCAGAACATACCTCCGATCTCATCATCAGATGGGGCAGGCTGCGGAATTGCAATCTTTCTCTGTATCCGTAAAATACGATTGCGTTCCTCAATATCCTTAATCCGTGATGCATCTGTATTCCGGTACATAACACGCTGTTTGAATTCCGTATCAGCAGACAGTCCGTCTAAAAGTATCCTAAACTTCCACCAGTGCATATGTGCTCTTGTTAAGTCTATCCGGTAGTCATGCCAAAAACCGGAGATAATACACGATGCATCAATCTGGAAATCATATAGTGGCTTTATAACGGGTGTTTCGCCATATTCTTCCTCGTACTCAGGTTGTTGGTTTCCCATTTCTGCCTCTGCCATTTTAAAAAAATCAATCAGAGGTTTAAAAGCACCAGCCTGCTCCGTAATTGGAAGAGGACTAAGGTAAAATAAGAGTATGGACTCGAATTTTGCTTCAGGTCCATACTCTTCATCTTTTAGGAGATCAACAAACCGTAGCCAGTCCTTAAAGTCTGTTACAATCTCGCGTTTCTTTCCATTCAACATTACTGTATTGGGGTATCTGTCATAGATGAGATTCATTTATTACCGCCGCCAGTCCGGTTATGTCTTCTCTGCTGCCTGTTCTGCTGTGGCGCATACTTATTAAACAACTGACCTCTGCGCTGCATAGCCTCCTGATTACTGCGCCGTGCGCCGTCAATAAAAGCAGAATAGGCCGTATCACACATACCAGCATTTACTTTTCCTTCAAACATCTTTTCAGAAGTCCCTTTTCCATAAATACCATCGAACAGGTTGAAAAAGAGTTCACAATACCCACGTATTACCTCGCTCGTTGTACCTGCCTTCTGTACTCGTTTTTCGTCCTCTTCCATCTGCTTAAATGCTTTTTCGTAACGCTCTGCAAAATCTACATCTAATAAATCCACTTCAAATTCAAGATTGTTATAACTCCATTTCTGGCTCATAGGCTCACTCCTCTACTAATATTATTCTGCTGGTGCTACCGCATCGGCTGTAAATGTGGCTGTCTGCCAGTTATCGGCAGATGTTGCTTTTCCAAGTGTCATTTCTCCGATTGCCCGGAAATTACCGGAATAGATTAATGCATCGTTACCGTCTCCAGTCGTATCCGGCATAACTGCATAGGTACGCTTCCGTGCGACCTTCTTCTCCCCTTCTGTAAAAAGGTCTACCGTTACAATCTCGACATAAGCATCTGATCCGGTATACTCTCCGTCCGTGATCTCTGCAATTTTCTCATGTACCGAGAGCGGGCTGTGACGGTCAAAACTGTATCCGATCTGTGTTGCATAACCAACCACATCGGAGCGCTCCGAGTCCTCATCCGCATATGTCCTCGTATACTGTTTTGGGCTTTTCGATTCTGACATGGATGTAAATCCCTGCATACGCACAAGTTTAGATTCTGCACTCTCACCGACGTTCATAAAAGACAGACGTTTTGAACGCTTTACCAACTTTGCCTCATTAATTTTATCAACTGTTGCCATGTTATTTCCTCCTATTCATAGAGTAATCTTAATTGTATCTGATATCTCGCAAGGTCACCGTCTGAGTCAAAAAGATAGTAGCTTGATATCATGACATTAGAAATAGCTGAATATCCTTCCAGTTTCGGCAGGATATCATTATCATTCTGCTCTTCTACCCAATTTGACAAATTCTGATAGAAATATGAATTATCTATCATGGTACGGGCGTCTCCGTCGTAAGATTCCTTTGAGGTGAAAGAATACTGGAATTGATATACTTTTCCGCCGTCCACGTATTCCTTGTATGCCGGATCAGCCGGTATGGGGTCCAGGCTATAAGCCCGGCTGTTTGGCAGATAATCAATGTTAAATTCCCCATCATGTAAAAACGGACACTGCATAAAGTATTTCCTGAGTGCCCCAATTATCGAATCCTGATTAATTGTTCGCAATAATCTTTTTCGCCCCCTTCTGGATCGTTTCGGCCTTCGCGGTCTTCATACGTTCAAACCATAATTTCCCCCGGTTGCCATTGTCGCCATTACTTTCATAATAGTGTTTGCGGGCATATGGAGCAAGATATTCAATCTCGGCGCTTCCAATTACAGTTCCAAGTTGTGCAGACTTAATCATATACCCGGTCCTGCGAGGGGTTAAAGGGTCCATATACCGTAAACATTCAGAATCAATAAATTCCTGCGCACTTGCAAACCCTTTTGCCTTCTTTTCCCCGAACCCCGGCGACCACTCTAAATGAGCGGTTACACTACCGTTGCTGCTCTTCTTCTGGTATAATTCACCGCGCGGTGTTGATATCTGAAACACTCTTTTCTGCGCCATTAAATACCACCCACTCTCCAGTGCTGCAAGCCGCCAAAACGATTATCAGACCATGATGTGATTTTAAACACCTGATATCGTTCCTTCTGCAAATCAGAAGGCTTCTCTATCTCCTTTGCTATGGCTCCGCGCGCTATGTAATCATCGTTTTTTAATGTCCATGTATTTTCCATGCCCGTGTACTCTTCAGGCGGAACGTATCTTGTCCCGGAAAACTCTGCATTTATTGGTATTCGCACTTTAAAGGAATCCGCAGAAGCAAGGCCGCCGTCCGTTAAGTTGACTTTATTGTCAACATAGAACCATACCATTTTTATGACTGTCCTCCGCCATTCCCTCAGCCGCGTATCAGGGTTTAAAAAAGAGTTATAGACCGTTATGTCTGCATTCGTGGTCATTGTGACACCTCACCTTCCGATTTAGCCAGCCGGAAGGAAGGAGATACATATATACAGCCTCGTAAGCCTTCTTTTTTATTAATTCCTCCCGCGTCTGACCGTCCTTTTGCTCCGTTACATAGCTGGCCGACCACCCGTCGTTATTTTCTGATTTAACCTCTTTCTGTACCGCCTCATCTGCTTCATAATATACATCTGCGGCAGCACATACCGCCTGTTTTATAGACTCAGATTCTACTGCAAATACATTGCCATTAAAACAAGTGAGATAGCGGATATATGTTTCTGCACGCCTGGAACAGGTCGTAAAACGTTCTTCTGGCATGATTCCGCCATATTCATTTCTATAATAACTATAACTTACATACATCCGCTTTTCCTCCTTATTCTGTCGGTGTTGCAGCTCCAGCCTTTAAAACCGCAAACGGGCAACGTTTTGTTTTGTCGCTCTTAACGGGGTTAATCGGGTTCGGAATCTCCCATCCCAGACGCATCACGGCCCTTAATGCAACCATATCATTCTGCATCAGGTTATAAGCGATAGTACCATCTGTATTCTGTACAACGCCTTCTGTAAACAGTTTAAAGGTAATGTCCTGACGGATTGCATATACCATTTGGTTGAAATCACCCGAGATCATCAGTGCTTTTGACTTATCAAAGGCCCCGTTGTTCGGGAAATTCATCGGGCTTCCGTCCAGGGAGTATGTAGTGCCGCCCTGCATATCGGATTTAAAGATTGGATTACCTGTCGTATCCTTTAATCCTCTCAGCTTTGCTCTCATCGAGATATCCGCCATGTGGCCGTTTACAAAGTAACCGGAATCCTCAACCTTTGCAATTACGCCATTCTCAGACATAATCTTGTCATACAGAGAATCGCCTTCGGCAAGCGTTACAACTGCATTCGCTTTATTCGCTGTAGTAACAAGCCCGTCCCTCCAAGAAGTAGGCTTATCAACATCAAAAAGGATTGCACTGTCAATCACCTTTCCAAACGCTTCAACGATTCTCGGTTTTACCTCTCCCCAAATATCATAGTCAGAATCATCAAGTACAGCTTCCGGAATCGGAACGATAACGGCGATTTCCTCCGCTGTAATGACCTTCTTGTCCCACTGCTGTTTTGTGGTCTTTTTGGCACCAGTATCTCCGTCCACAAAGTAAGCAATCGGGAGCATATCAAGCACCGGCATCTTATATGTTTTGCTGGACATATTGGGAAGCTTGCGGCCCCTTGCAAGTACTGTAGACTGTGTTACTACCCCCTGAATGATTTCCCGGGCTTTCTCTTCGGGAATCAAGGAATCTGACCCGTTTCTGTCGATAATTAATGTATCATCTGCAAAAATCTGTAAATTGTACTTATGTCTCATATTTGACCTCCTATCGTCTGGCCGCCATTCTTATGGCGTTATTAATATAGTCGTTCGTGTCCTCAGAAGCTCCGGCGCCTCCCGTATGGGTCGAGGTTGTCACTTTATATGACGTTTGGCCTGCGAACCTCGGATTCTCCTTCAAGAATTCCGCTGCCGCCTTGTCAAAAGGAAGCTTATCCGTAACCTTCTGATTGACTTTGAATAGCACGTAATCGAGATCATCAGGTTTTACACCTTTGTCTCTCAAAATCCCTGTATTTTTAAGCTGTTCGAATTCTGTCTTATATTTATCCCGTTCGAGTTCGACCGCGGAAATGTTGGGCTTATTCTTTTCTTTATTTGTCTTGTAGTCTTCCATGGCCCGCTTTACTTCGTCCTCACTAAGCCCGTGCTGCTCAAAATAAGATTTCAAAGCCGCTGCCTCTGCCCTCTGTGCTCGCGCTGTAGCAATTTCCTCCGCCTGCTCGAATGTGTAAGTTGCTGAACTACCGGCATTCTGGCCGCCGTCACCATTTCCGGCTGTTGTGCTCGTTGCTACACCCGCTGCCGAGCCGCCTTCGCCGCCGTCTGCGAAAAGCTGTAAATTCCATTTCTTTACCATCTTCATACCTCCGTTTTAAGTACGTGAACTATTCCGTTGCTTTTAATGCCTTCACGTTTCGGGCATAATAAAAGCACCCTCGCAGGTGCTAAATAAATGTGATGCACTCATATTCCCGGTTAATACTGCAAATACCAATGAACCATGAATCAATAATTATCTTGCCTGTATCGTTCATGTGCTGCCATTTGACCGACACGTTACCACGGTCTACGGTTGCATTAATATCAGCTCCTTCCATGGCTCTTATGGCATCAATCAACGTATATGTCAATGCAGATACCGCAGCACATACAAGATCATAACCTCTCGGAGCAAACCCGGCATGGCCTGATATGGTGATTTCATGCTCTCTGATCCTTACCTGTATCATGTCCTTCTCCTTTCTTAAGGAGCTACACGCCCCCTCATATCGTAGTAAATTCTCTCTCGCTGCTCTACCAGATCCATTTTACTGGAAAATGCTTTATACTCATCAAGCTGCGCCTGATACTTACATTTCGCAAGCATTATAGTTTCTTCATCTGCGCCGGCCTTTTGTAATAGTCTTACTTTCTCGCGCTGTGCCCTCATATTTGTTTCAAGATATCTCTGCCTCTGTGTGGCCTCATATTTCGTGTATTCCCGGCCTTTAAAACGCTTCGGCTTATCTTCCTTCCTGTTCTGTTCATTAAGCCATTTATCGCTGAATTGACGTTCAGATACTCCAGGAACAAATGGATAGTAAGTATGGTAACAGTTCGCGCCGTTTAAACCGGTGACGGTCCCAAGGCCGCATACAGTCCGCAGTTCTTCACGGCTCCAAACTTTTCCCTGCCATACCCGGTGTGTTGGTCTTGCACCCGCGTGCCAGTCAATTTCAAAGTAGTCCGTATGCAGTTTTTCCGCATTCATTTCGGATATTTTCCCGGTAAGTTGGGAAATTCCCGTCATAACTGCTCTTCTGGCTGCTACATCACAGCGGCTCGTGTATCCGCTTGCATAATCGACGGTACGTAAACCTGAATTTGTCATTTGCGGCACCACTCTGCGGATCACGCTGTTATAATCAAACGCTCCAGAAGTGATTTCCACAATCGCGTTATCAAGATACTCATTGTAATAATCTGCCAGTGGCGAGAATACCAGCCTCCCGCCTCCCATATCGACCTTGAACCCCAAGGAGCGAGTGATATTATAAAGTTCATCGTTGGATTGCTGAACCAGCGCTTTTGTAAGCTGCTGTAATTCCTGATTTTCGTCGTATGGAATGAAGTTTTCATTCACCTGCTCATATAGCTGTTTTGCCCTCGTATAATACTGTTCTATTACCTCGTCATACAGTTCAAAGGTTTCCGGGTAAGAGTCACCCACTGCTTTTTTTATGATATCCTCGATATCCTTTGTACTGTTTCCCAGTATGTAGTATCTGAGAAGCTGATAATCTGCGGTTGATGTAATTGTACCGGCCTTCTTGATCCGGCGTATCACATCCTCCATAATACGGTTTTCAAGATTTCTATACCGCTTCTCAATTCCCGCAGACAAATAGCTGTCATAGCTTTTATTCATTACGGAATCACTCCCGTCTGTTCAGGGATTTTCTTCTTCGCCTGCTCCTCTGTTTCCCCGTACCACTTCGCACGGTACTCCTCCAGGCTCATAACGCCCATAGCTACATCCTGCCGGTCTTCCTTCCGTTCTGTCTGTTTGTCTTCAATGATTGAATCGTCGAAGTCTATTGTGATTTCCGTATCTTCGGAAAGTCCTGAAACTTTCGCCACGATCCCAAGCCGTATGATTATTTTTATCAGTCTCTTGATTACAGCATCAAGGACAATTTCGTGCTTCTGTATTGTCCGGTACATATCGGAGTTTTCAGAGATAACTTCTGTGGCCGTTGTCACGCCGCCCTGCTCGAACCGATAGCGCTGTGTGCCAAATCCGCACTTCATTGACAGATAATTAAGGTCGTCATTTATGGCCCTGCTGTGTTCTTCTACCCGTAGAGTCATATCTATTTCTTTGATTGGGTTTTTGGGGTCCTTTAAGTAATCTTCTGGAAGACGATAAAATACTGTGTCCCCGGTGTCAAATGTTGGATTCCCAGCCTTATCCTCCAGCATTTCCGGCGCTACAAATATTCTCTTCCGGCCAAGGTCAAACTCATTCGCATATGAATCATATTCCAAGTCTATCTTTCGAAATACGTCAATAGAATTCGCCAGAAGTGATATACCCATCGGGTTGTTATCGTCTTCCCCTGCATTGTTCACCAGGTTCAGCCGGTCAATTACGTACTGTGGTTCTTTCAATCCGGTTTCTATCCTGTCCGCCAGTCCCTTAAATGGCGGAAGTGCATTCCACTGTTCGGGTGTTAATTCATTACCGGCTCCATTCGTGCATTCAACCACCACATTTTCTATAATATAGTTTCCTGCCGTTTCTCCGTTTTTTTCTGTTCTATGGAATTGAATCTGCACATACTTCTTTCGGTTGTACGTGTGAGAGAATAGGAATGCACATTCCGTAATTTCCCGGTTATTCCATGATAACGGAAAAATGTTCTGTGCTTCCAGATAGTTGATTCTTATTTCTCCCCCATTCACGTTCCCGGCATCGTCAACGTCCATGTTGTCGAGATATGGAATATACGCTACTGTTCCGGTAGCGGATTTACGTTCCTGGTATTCGTTGCCGAGATTCCAGAAATCATTTTTTTGCAGCACGTCTTTAACGAACGTGTTTGTTGTCTCATCGGATAGTGTTACTTTCACCCGCTCATTAAGTAACAGATTTGCCATGTCCTCGCATACCTTTTTTGGCATTCCGAGGCTATGGCGGTGGCACTTTGTCCATGTCCCCTGTCCGCCGTATATCCGGTAGAAGTGGAACTTACGAACATTGCTTCTGTACCAGCTATACCATTCCGTAACTTTTGCGTAAAAGGAACTGTCAACTGTATCAATTCCCTTCTTTTTGAAATAGCTAAATATATTCATCTTCCACCTCCTCATCAATCGGGTTCCGGTATTCCTTTTCGTATTCTTTTACCGGCAGCCAGTGTTTTATTTTCTTCCAAAATCCCATAACGAGATATCGGATTGCGTCCATGCAGTGGTCATCCACCTTCACAGGAACTTCTTTCCCGCGTTCAATGGATTTCTTATCGTATTCATAGGTCCCGAATTCCTCCACTGCCTTTTCCTGCAATGGGGATACTGTCATGATCTCGTATGTTAATAACTTTTGTACTCTTGATATTCCAAGTTCCACGTCATTATCAGCGTCACGGATCAGTACAGTATAATCGCAATCACGTGCCGCTCTTTTGATCTCTTCGGATAATCCTTTTGCTGACGGATCAATAAACACATAAAAATAACTGCATTCATATTCTTCATGCAGTCTATCCGTAAAAACAATAAAATCTCTTGCATAGTCAGACGGGCTTTTCTGCTTTCCTGTCTCTCTTCCAGAGTAATAATACTCCGCAATCCCCTTTAACCGTTTTTCGTACTCATCAACCCCGGCGGCCTCGTATACGGTCGCGTTCTGCTGCCCGTAGTCTACTCCGATCCCGATAACCCGATACCGCTTTTTTTCCGGCTTCTCTTTGTGCTTGTCAGAAAACATATAATAGATTGCTTCATCTACACCTATACTCTGTCCCAGCCATACCCACCGATATTGACGTTCATCAGCGGCCTTCATGATCTCCGCTGACTCTATAAGGTCTTTTCCCAACCAGCCCTCCGGCACGTCTCTATAATCTGTATGAATATGGATACAGTCCGACCGCTTTTCCATTTTCCTGCACCACTTGTTAATGAGCGCGTTCGGATTCTTCGGCGGATTGTATAGGTATATCATTTGGAAACCGCTGCTGTTCCCACGGATAAACGTAGCCTCGATATTTTGCAATTCGTCTTCTCCCTCACCATCATCAAAGAACTCGGTAAGCTCATCGAGAACTACAAGCTTAATCGGCTTGTTTTCGTCAATAATTCCTTTCGTATCGTCGATTCCGTCAGAACCGGCGAAATACATAGTAGTACCATATTTCCGGTATGATATTTCCATTGGAGATATTCCGACGCGAAATGCCTTCTTATCAATCCCCAGGCGGTTAATGCCTCTCAGCATCTCCTTATATACCGTCTTGCGTAATTTGTTGTGGTGTTTTCTCAGCACAACCACGGAGCCGCCAGGATCATTAATTAATTGAAAATCACTTCTCACCGCCGCGTAGCTAGATTTCGTACCAGCTCTACCAGATGTTAAAATGATATGGCGGTGTGTCTTATCGTTAAACAGTGATAGATACTTTGGTATGATTATCTCTGATATCCTGATCTGCTTCCGGGGCATCGTTTATCACCTCCACGCCATCGTCGTTATCTCCGCCTGCGTTATCTCTCATAATCTTCCCGGTCTGAGCCTTTATGTGATCGATCCGCGCCCGCTGCTCCGGTGTTGCCAGTTCCATATGATCCGCGATCCACTCCAGCGCCTTCATACGGTCCGCCAGTTTTATACTGGCACCGTCCTTGCCCTGCTTGACCTCAGTAATAAGAGTACCGTCTACGGCATCGGATTCACGGAAGCGAACACTGTTGATTGTTTTCATGAGCGGTATTTTACCATCACCGTTCGGATCATCTACTTGTACCGGCCCGAACGCTCCCATTACCTGGACCTCTTCCCGGCCAAAATCCACATAGTCGGTAATATCCGAAAAGGCAATGTCCATGTACTTCTGGAAAATATCGTGTTCGTCCAGCATCTCGCGGTTCATCCGGTTCTGCTTCAGTCGGGTGATTTCGTCCCTGACCTTTGGATTTCTTAGTAGTTTGCAGCCCTCCACCATTGCGGTCTCATAACTGCTTCCATACGCCTTCTGGTACGATTTTGTCGCATTAAAGCATCTCACATACCGGATGCAGAAAAGCCGCTGCTTATCGGTAAGGACAGGATTTTCTATTACCTGCATCACCTCTTCAGCAACAGCTTTCTTTTTCTCTTTCCGAGCGTTCACTTTCTTTTCCGAACGCTCGCTATTGTTTTCCGAACGTTCGCTTACCCATTTATATGTTGATTTCCAGCGCCGTACCGTTCCCTCTGGTAGATTTAGTTCGTTCGCAATCTCCACTAATTTCTTTCCAGTGAGAAACATTGCTTCTGCCTGCTGTACTCTCTGATCTGGCGCTCTTGCCATAGCATCACCTCTATTCGCGTAAAATAAAGGCACCCGTTTTCCGCCGGATGCCTTTTACAAGGAGAAACAGATTATGAAGAATGAAGCGGAACACCACGGAATCGAACCGGAACCCAGGACACTACCCTGTCCATCTGCCATTGATGGTATGCTCCACATATACCGGATCGTCTCCGGTATTGCCCTTATTGTTTTTGAAAGGTCTATTAAGGGTGTACTTTTAGACCTTGCCGAAAAAGCGTGTCAGGGTTGTGTTTTATTGATACACTTTTCTCATTTTAAATTATAGCACATTTGGGTGTGACAAACGTGACAATTTACTTTTCACGCATAAATCTTGAAAATTTTTGTCTGCAAGTTTCTGCCGTGTATCCTTCTCCCATGGCGTCAGCTACCTCTTTCCAGCTTTTCCGGTCGATGCAATAAAATAATAATATATTCCTCAATTCACTATCCTGAAGAGAGTATATGTATTCCTCCGCATCTATCACCATGCTGTCGAGTTCGGCCACATGCAATTCTTTTTTTGCCTTTCTTTCGCGTACTTTAACTCGCTTCCGATTAATGAGTGTATTATCTTTATTTCCGTGAATAACACACCTCCCCAGAGGTTTCCTCCCTCGTTTACCTTTTGTGACAACGTCGCTTACCTCTCTGTGCCTGGGTGGCATTGCCTGTATTTCGGATTCTAAATCCTGTATTCTTTTTTCTTCTCCCTCTATTTCCGTGAGAAGGCTTGCACACTGCCGTAATATGCTCTTATCCATCATTACCTCCTATGCCGCGAATAACTCATGTACCTGTTTCATCGATTCGTCGTCGTCGATGATATAACACTCAGACGTCGTATTAATATTGCTATGGCCGAGAATACGCTGGATATCCTTAATGGACGCGCCATGCCTGGACATATATGTCGCAAGGTATGCCCGGAACATATGCGGGTGGAGATTAAGCCCAGTCAGCCGCTTGTCAGACTCCACAATCGCGTTAAGCATATGCCGGATACTATCATCACTCAGCCGCGTATATATCCCGCCCTTACGCCGGAAATTAAGGAACAACGCCGGATCGCAATCCGTGATCTGCCTGCGCTCTGCCAGATACTCCTCCAGGTGTACCAGTGCCCGCGGTGTGAAGAACGCCGGCCGTTCCTTGCGCCCCTTGCCGTATATGATGCATTTCCCGGCCCTGATATCAATATCATTAAGGTCAAGCCCTACAAGCTCACTCACACGCATTCCAGTCGCGATAAGGACCTCCACGACCGCCCTATCTCGTACCGTCTGGCAATCACACCGGATTATCTCCGCCTGCTCGTCTGTTAGTACTGTGCGCATCTTCTTTTCGGTTTTGACTTTGTTGATCTTGTCCATCGGGTTTTTCTTCGGCTTCCGCGCTAAGCTGCCGCCGTCCTCGATCAAATCCTCTGACATGATCCACCGGTAAAATGATTGCAAGGCGTGATACTTATTATTGATTGTCGTATCGCTGTTATGTTTAACGATCTGCCTCCAGGACAGGTACGCCCTTACGTCGTTGGTTGTGATATCCGCATAATGCTTTCTGCACCACTCAAAAAAGTTTCTGAGTTCTCCACGGTAATTTTCAATTGTGCCTGCGGTCCGCTTTTCAAGCTGCATACATCTCAGCCACATATCCACTACGCGCGGTGTGTCGTCAATATACTCCGTCGGAAGCTGCCTGCCGGCGTAATCGTCTGCTAAGATCGTCTTGTCCATCAGATTCATATATAATGCCGCTTTCACCTGATTCAACCGCTCCTGCTCCGCCCACATGTCCATACTTGCCATCAATGTTTCCATTACCGTCATAACAAAATTGTCTGTATTAATCGCTGTCTGCATATTATAATCCTCCTCATGGTATGATTTTCCATTGCATTTACCTGCCTGAGTCGGTTATAATATACTCAGGCAATAGCTAAGCGGTGGCGCATATCTTCCCGGATATCCACCGCTTTTTCTTTTTTTCGATCATATGTTCTCTTCTCAAGTTTTTTATTTCCGGGGATTACTCCCCGGATTATTTCTCTTCCGTTGCTGCATCTGTAACACCAGATCAGGCCATAGCACGCTATCCAGCACGCCGCCCGGCAACCGCACCAATGCAAAGTGCTTATAATGCTCCACTATCTTGCCGCGGTGCATCTCTCCAGTATGTCCCATGGAGTCGATTCCCTGGGCCTTAAAGGTATGTACCATTACCGTGCGTCCGATCCTGTAATATCGCTGCGCCGCCTGTATTTCTTTCTGGCTTATGTACCCTTTCGGGATTTCTTGACGTTTCACTCAATATACCTCCTGACCTCTTCTACTGCGTCATGCCAGCCGCGCGTATACAGTATATGATATTCGTGTGGAAGCTCCATACCATTCACACGCTCACGTATCTCGGCCAGACGCATCCGCAATGCCTCATTCTCACTTCTTAGCATATCTAACTCGTCCATGTCTTCCTCCTCTAAATACTAACTTATCTCTTGTATCTTGATATCACCAATCCTACAAAAGCAGTTATAATCTGCAATCAGCATAGAGATATCTGATCTTAATTCCTCTATCTGTTCTCCATCTGTATAGTCATCATCTGACTCCACGATGGCCGTTATCTTGTACCTTGCCATATAGAATTCCTTCCGAAAACATTAAGTTAAACTAATTTTCAATGTTGCACCCTAATAATATAACCTTATCAGAATATCCAATATCATTCATGTTCAGTTCCACATTCCAATTATCCCAAGGATATTTATATCCTCTCTGTTCTAATTCTTTCTCTGGGACCAGTATATGAACTGTTGTTTCCACTTTCATATCGGGATTTCTCATAAGTATATCTGCCAATTCTTTCGCTAACACTTCCACCTCTCCTCTTAATTAAATTATCAATTTTCTACAACGATCATTTCACGGGTCAATACCCCTACCTCTTCTCCTTCGCACATCACAAAGTGGACATTTCCGCCGTCTCGGTTACTCCGCTCTTTGATTCTTACAACCTCATATTCCTGCCCTATTACTGGACTTGGAATCGTGGGTACATGTGTTATGATTTTTATTCTCATGATTAACCCTTTCTCCGGTCCTTCCGGAAATTCTTAAAATTAACAGAATGGCAATCCACACCATTCTTCACAGCCTCTTTTCTGCCTATCATTCCAGGAACACGGGATTTCCTTAAATCTGATCGGCTCCCACCCACACATCGTATTCTCTGGGTTTCCATGAAACATCATCATACACCGTTCTATATGTGCACAATCCGCACAGGTCTTTTCCTCTGGGAGCTGCATACACTGATGTTTACAGTTATGCGCCTTGTAATAATCACACCTTGCACACTCCATATTTTTTCCCTTTCCTCCGGCAGCACCGGTAACATTAATTTTTCAACTCAATCAGGACATCGAAAATATTTTTCGATAATTCGTAATGCTTGCAACACTTCGATTCATTTTTAATAACCAGATCACCGGTTATTCCAAACATCTCTGAAACGTCGATTCGCTCCTGCTTATTTGTGCAATTTCCATTTTCATTCCATGCGCAGTTAGCGCACTGCTTCTTAATCTGGATTTTTCCGGCGGTGTGGTTTAGCTTACCAAACATGCAATCACAGCCATCATCTTCGGTTTTTGACGGTATGTACCGGCTGCGTCCGGTGCCGTAATCCACTTCATCGTATCCATCTCGGTATGTATACGTTCGAGTTTTTCCGCAATACGGGCATAATTTTGTAAGCGTCTTCCGCTGTGGTCTGGTGCTATACATTTTCTTGTTCCCCTTTCCATTCAATTACCAGCCCCGGCACCGTTACACACCGCGGCTGCCCTGGCACCATCTTGATGATCCCATCGTCCGCCATCTGCTTAAGATGCAGGTGTACACTGCTCTTGCTCTCCAGCCCTACGCCCTCCCCGATCTCTCGCACCGAGGGCGGCCAGCCGTGGGTTATGGTGTACTGGACAATGTAATCTCTGATCTGCTTATGACGCTCTTTCATGGTCTGCCTTTCCGGCCTCGTGAAGCATCTCAGCTACAGTCTCCGCAAATTTCTTTTTCAGGTCTGCATCATTGTCGATCAACTCGTTGTGTTTGATTTTCCTCTTGATCCCAGTTTTCCCGCGGTATGCCGCTTCGACCGACTCGAAATCAATTCCCTTCTTTCTCATTCTGGCTCCCACGGCTGAGTATGTGGCGCTGCCGTATATGCTGTGATCGTTGCGGGCATCAATAAGCGGCTGAATGATCTCCTGACGGGTACGGGCAAGCATGTCTGCATCTGCTGCCTGGGTCTTTTCCTCACGGAGCTTGCACTCATCCTCCATGTTGTAGAGGATCGATTCAAAAAGATTTCTTAACTTTTCACTTCGAGAAATAGCCTCAAGCGTTGATGGTTTTTTATCTGATCCGCCTTTACAGTCTTTTACTTCCTGTGCCAGGCAAACCCCATATTGCCGATCCATTTTAAGGTATATCTTCCGCAATACAGTGTTTAACGAATCATTTTGCTTCGGATATTTCTTCGCCAGTTCAGTACCTCTTTTATTCATGTTCATTTTCCAAATCATGTACGGGTCTGGCTCCCCTTCCTGCTTTCTAACAGGTGTTGCTGTCTTCTTTCCTGCCGCCAAAGGCTTCGATTCTGTACATATCCCTTCCTGTAGTTCCCGTAATCTGCCGTCAAAGTACGTAATCAATTCCGTTCTGAGTTCCGCAAATTTGGAATCCATGTATCCCCTGTCAACAAAATTTTCGGGATTATATCTCTTTCCCATGTTCACCATCTCCCATATCCTGTAGTCCCTGCATTACCAGAGCGTCATAATCAACCTCGCGCTGTGGAAACTGCTGAAACTGATTTGTTTTCTGTTTTCCTGTCCGTCCTTTGTCCTTCTGCTCAGCTTCTTTCACCGCATTTATCACCCATTTACGGATTGCCAGATAATGGCTCTTTGCTTTATAGCCTTTCATCTCGATATACTCATCAAGGAACGTGATTGCTTTTTCTGCCATACCCTCGCCGTATTCAGCCTGTAGTTTTCCCTTTTCATCATCGGTCAACATAACATGTCTAAATTCTCCGTATTTATGTTTTACTTTGACGTCAGGTGAGGCTGTAGCGTCAGCGGAAGCCGGTATATTATTATTAATCTTATCTATACTAATCTTATCTAATCTAATCTGAGAAGCCGAAACGGATACAGGCTGTACACATTCTGTATCCAAAGTGTATACGCCGGTCTCTGTTTGGGTCAAAAGTGCCTTTTCTTCGAGGTGGATTGTCTCCTTGTAGCGGTCCCTCTGGATGTAGTTATGGACCCACCAATGTGTGATTACACAGATCCCCTTTTCCATCTGGATTATGTAATTTTTTGCCACAAGAATTTTATAATCGTCCTCACTGGCTCCAATGCTGCGCATAATCTTTTTTGCATTGTCAAGGAATCCATCATCATCCGCCCTCATGCCGAGATGAAAGTAAAGCGCCTGGGCTGATTTCGGCATATCCAGGAACATATCGCTGTCAATAATTGCCTTTGAGAACATTCTCTTGTTTGCCATTCCTACACCTCAATCCCTGATTTTCTGGCGTTTTGAGCCGGGGTAACGATTCGTAAATTACTTCTCCGGTTATCAGCTCGATTATGGTTGATATGATCGATCATAAGTCCATCACCGCGGTACTGCCCGATCAAATACTCATGCATACGCATCATCTTTCCATTTACCCTGGCCTGTGGATATCCATCTATTCCGATCGACCATGAATGTTTTGACAGTCTATCCACATCTTCGGCATCTACGTTAATTTCCTCACCTTTGTGAGTACGTATAACATAGCTGTTTGTATCCCTCTTTCCGCGTGTCTCCTGCTCTTCCTTCAAACAGCCGCAGGACTTTACATTCCCCAGTCTAAGATGTTCCCCTTTGACCAGTTTGTCTTTTCCGCAGTTAAGACATTGACACTTCCAGTATCCCTTTCCTGCATATTCACGAGCCACCAGAAACCCAAAATGCATACCGCTTAAATCTATATAACTCACTGTAATTCCTCCTTTGTTCCCCCGCCGCCAGACGAAAGACGGCGGAGGCAATACCATGGCAATTATTATGTTCGTGACACATTAATTCTTGCCCCCTATCTAAAGGCCCGTTTCAGAGCCGACAAGGCTTATTCCTCGTACTTTATACCGTATACCTTATACTTGTTCGAAAAGGTATCAAAACCGGTTGTATGAGCCTCTGTATGATGTACACGGCACAGGCATATCTTTCGGTGCTCCGAATCATCAAGCGTTCTTCGGTCATTTCCCATCCCGATAGCATCGACATGATGAATCTCTCCCGGGCGGCCACATATAGCACATTTTTTAAGTTTCAGACATGCATACAGGTAATGTCCTATATCATCAGTACGGTTAAGCGCGAAATCTAAAAGCGGTACTCCAGCCTCCAGTGCATAATCCAGTACTGTATTGATAAACTCCCTGGCTGTATCCATAGAGCAAGACGAGAGTGAAAAGTACTCGCAGCCGGTACGGTATATGTGCAGGTATTTGAGCCATTCTTTCATGACTTCCGGCATCTCTCCGGTAAAGGCTGCTATATCGTTAATAGTTGCGTATGCCTTTTTCCGTTGCTCTGCGCTTATGTGCCGCCCATCATCAAGCCAGACGTTACAGTTCCTCATTTTCTTTTCTTCGATCGACTCCATGAGATTTTTATTAGGTACAAAAATCTGTAAATATGTACCATCTTGAACTGGTTTATACCCTGTTATCCGTGCGTATTCGTACATTACACCCGCCCCTATTCATCACCAAATTTCATTTTTAAGCTATTAAGCAGCTTACCAGCGCTTACATCTGTTAAAGTTTTCCATTCCAAGCTATTAATTCGGCATAATTGTTCAACATCAATTTTATGTTTCTTACAAATGGATTCTATTGTTTTCTTCTGCGCAGTAGTGGCCTCCTCCTCGCTTTGTTCCTGTACGTATTCGTCTGTATCTGCATCTTTGGAATCGTCGAGAAGCAGTAGTGCCGATAATGCATATTTTTTTGCATAAGAGGAAGCAGTTCCGGTTATCTGGCTTTCGTCCATTCCTTTTTTATTTTCAGCCTCTCTTGCATGGGCCGTAGCCTTTACAAATTCTCCAGTTTCAATATCATATAAAGTAGCTGTAGACTGAACATAATATCTGTTTCCGATCATTATCAATTCTTGCGTGGGGATCAGGGCAACACCATATTTCGTGGCATATGGCTTAAACGCTTCCTGTATACCCTCCGCGCTTCTGTAGTTATATCCTCCGAAACTGTTATGGAGTGTCTTTGGGACTTTTATTTCTGATTGAATCTTTGATAACTTTTCAAGAATTGTCATCCGTGATATCCTCCTTTACCCAATTTCCAGAATAGTACCATTCAAGAAATTCTTGCTGTTCATCTGGCCTTCCACTTGTTATACGCTCTATGGCATATCGAAAAGCATCTTCATCAGACACCACCTTGCCTGTCTCTGTACAGATTCCTACATACATTTATGTTTCCTCCGTGCCCTCTGGAGAAAGCTCAAATCCAAGAATTGCCGCTATCTCCTTTTTGGAAGGGCCATACTTGCTTTCCTGTACACTTCTTTTCATTATTTCGATTCTGGCAAGCGCTTCCACACCAGCAGAAAAACTTTCCAAAGGTACAGAAATCAAAATTGTATTATTTCTCATTCTGATTACCTCCAACAAACAAATAACGCTTATCTAACTGCACCATTATTTCGGTATTCTGCATCTGTTCCAGCGCGGAAACATCAAAACCGAGTTCTTTAAGGTATTCCACTGCACGCTTCGCATTTGTTTTGTTTTTAACTTCTGCCATGACTGCGGTATAATTTGCGCGGACTTTGCGAATGGTATCTTCATACGTCTTCTTTAGCCGGACAAGTTCGGTAGATTCATATTCTAAATACTTTAGTGCTGCTTTCTCCACATTTTCAATATCAGACAGTTTCCTTGTAATACCGTCACAACTATATTTATGATTGGTAAGCTCTGAAGCATTTTTTAAAATCTCATTAAGTTCCCTATTTTCTTTTACCAATTGATTTACCAGGCGCTGCATCTTTTTTATAGGTTCACGGATTCCACTCTCATCTAAAATCCTGTTTTTTTCCGCTGAGCAGGCCGCATCGTATTCTTCCTTAACCTTTTTCTCTGCAATATCCTGCATTCTCTCAACGTAGGTTGATACATCTTTTTTCGATAACATATTGATTTCCTCCGAAGTTCCCTATATAATAGGGTCATAAGTTATTTATCAGTCACTTGAGCCATGGCAGTTCGCACCTGCCGGGCTCTTTTCATTTCTCCGGTACTCATGCGGCTTTTTTCTTGCCTTACCGTTTCCCCAGCCATACGGATTAAGACCGGCAGCTGCGGCGGCTCTGTATGTACCATTCTTGCGCTTGCTCATTTCTCGGCCTCCGTTCTATCCCACATGTATGTATGGTCTACTATCCGTCCGTCGTTGATCTCGACTTCCAGCCCACTAAACCGGTACATGTAATCAAGGGCTACAATACCAATATTATTCAGGTCTTCTCTCACTCGTCTCACCCCTTCCCGCCAAAAACAATATCTTTCATGGTTGCTTCTTTCTCCGGCCCTCTTTTCTTTTGCGGCCGGATCATCGATTCTGATTCCACGTCTGTTATCACGTCCTCTGAATCCTCTCTGTAAAACTGACTCGTCGGTATCCTCCAGTCCCCTAACTTCCGCGTGGCCTGTATCCTGCCACTCTTAATGTAGTTGAGTACGGTTGACTTCGAGCAATGCATTTTAACCGCTATGGCTTTCGGGGGAAGAAACTCATCCAGCCCTACGGCTTCCAGGTACGCAATGCGGTCTTTCAACGCTGCGTTTTCTTCCTCCAGACGGTTAAGACGGTCTTCGATTCCCACGGTTATCACCTCCGATTAAATTGTCAACGTGCATATGTTAGCTTGTTTTTTGTTTTGATTGTTGCATACGATCTTGCTGTGGAACCGTATTCTGAAGTAATCCACACATCAATCCGAATACTCTGTTCTGTCCAATTTCATCAAGCATAGGAGCCATGATAAGAATGTTCTTTAAAGTATCATCTGTAAGGTTGATTTTAGTTTTATCCAATGTATCCACCTCCTTTCCTGTACCCGTTGAGAACATTATACGTCTCATCGAGCCGCATGTCAAGTACTATTTTGTTGACATTGAGAACATTGTGTGATATCATAAATACATAAAGGTGGTGACAACAATGAATGAACGCTTAAAAGAATTGCGTAACAAATTAAATCTAACGCAAGAAGAGTTCGGAAAAAAAATTGGGTCCGCAAGGAATACCATAGCAAACTACGAAACAGGTAATAGAAATCCGTCAAATGCAATAATTACATCAATATGTAGAGAATTTAATGTGAATGAGGTATGGCTCCGAACCGGAGAAGGTGGAGAAGAAAATATGTTCACAAAGATTTCAGAAGACGATCGCTATTCTCTTAATTTAGGAAAATTAGGAATAACTGAAAATGAATTTGTTAAGAATGGCGTAAATTTTTTGGCTGAAGCAGAACCAGAAAAATTAAAAGTCATAGAAGAATTTATGAAAGCATGGCTTGGAATAAAATAGGGAGAGAACTATTTGCTCTCTCCCGCAGCCACCACAGTAAAAAGATAAATGCGACGTAACAATACTTCGTCGTCAATTTTTTCGGTCATTTCAATTATCTGTTTTTTAAGTTCTTCAATAGTCATAAATATGTACCTCCCTTTCCGAGAACATCAGCCGTATGTATGTACTATACATATATTATAGCATATAGCCATTATATTTGTGCATTTTATTCAAAATTATATATGGAAAAATCTGGCAATTTCCACTATTTTCCAATTAGTTGCAAATAAATCACAAATATTCAAAGCGCCATGTATCAAACACTCGGGAAAGGAAGCATGATACATTGTGGGATAACGCAATCGAACGTTTGTTCTTTTTTGTTCTATAAAAATTATATAACTATTAGGGCTAAAAATCAACCCTAAAAAAAGAACATTTGTTCTATTCCTTTTCTTACAAATTAATAAACCCTCTGCGCTACCAACACAGAGGGCATAAGTAGACATACCGGCGCGGCGCCGATACGATATAATAGAGCACTTATATTGTATCATTTCTGGCACCACCTGTAAATCGGTATGGTGTATTTTTTTGCGCTTAAAATCAGGCTTTCAGGCCAGAAAGAAGGATGATGCAATGAGTATTCAGGAAAGTAACTACACCTCAAAAAAGACTGGGAAAACAAAAACGAGGTATTTTGCCAATGTTTGGTACGCAGAGGAGAAGCGGGCTATCACCGGCCCTATGCGTGCTTCAAAGTCAGAAGCCAAAAAGGACGAGGCAAAAATCATACTCGAGATCGAGGCCGGCCGGGTCCCTGCTCCGAAGGCGAAAAAATCCGAAAAGGTGGACGAGGTGTATAAACTATGGCACGAGTCCACGAAACCACCAGTATATGCAAACAGCACATGGAATGTATACGCACAGTTTTACGGAGATTATATACAAGACGTGTTCGGAGACAGAGCCATATCTGACATTACAAGTATACATATACAGCGGTATGTAAATGCCATGAAGGAAAAACATAGCCCAGAGACAGTAAATAAATGCATCACGGTTCTGGTAAACTTATTCGGATTTGCTGTTGATCCGCTTAAGTGCATTACCAGTAATCCAGTAAAAGGTATTAAACGGTGTAAAGTGCCGAGAAAAAAGAAAGTCACCTGGAACGATGAGATGGTCACTTATTTTCTCGATCTGCCAGACGTCAGGTCTTCACATTATTATCCCATGTTCGTGATCTCCGCTCTCCTGGGCGCACGGCCTGGGGAAGTCTGCGGCCTGCGCGAAAACGGTTTAAACAGCAAGCCCACGTATATGATCGATTTTGAAAAAGGGTATGATAATTGGGAAGTGGATACCGATCTTAAAACCGGCGGATCACACCGGACGCCGCCGATCCCCAAATATTTATACGATATCATTCACCGGCGCCTGATCTGGAAACGGAAAAATCATATGATAGATCACTCGTGGGGGGATAACGATTTTCTTTTTGTCAGCCAGAACGGCAACCCGATCAAACCGCATCAGTACGGAGAAGCGTTTAAACGGCTTTTAGCAGCACATAACCGCCAGATGGAGGAATATAAGAAAGAGCGCGGAAAACTGCCAGAAGGGGCCTTTCTGTTGCCTGAAATCACATTGTACGGACTCCGCACAAGCTTCGCCACAAATAACATGCGGCGCTGTCCAAATGCAGCCCTTATTTCCTCCGTTATGGGTAACAGCCCTAAAACACTCATGCAGTTTTACGCACAGGCTGAAACAGATATGCAGATGGATTTAATTACCGGATACGCTGCCGGGAAGCTAGAAGGAGGGAAAATAGAGGAGCGAAGCGCGCTATGATATCACCAAAAACAAATAAAACTTTAAGCAAAAACTTTAAGCAAGTTGCATTATGTAAACGAAAAACGGACTCCCGAAACTCGGGAATCCGCATAAACACTAGCTTTTTGAGAGAGCGCGAGACGGGGATCGAACCCGCGACCCCAACCTTGGCAAGGTTGTTTAATGTATATAATAAGAAGTAACACACGCAAAAAGTGGCTTAAAATAAGGATTTCTTTAAAAATAGATAGCGTATAATACCATTTGGAGCACATATTGACTTTAAGCAAAACTTTAAGCATTTTTTAATAATGAAAATAGTGATTTAGCGAATCTCTTAGACCGATTATCGTCGCAGCGGACGACTGTTCCTAATCGTTTAGATAGAGAAGCGACGGTAATCCAATTTTATAAATCAAACGGTACTGTATCAGTGCAAATGTCATTTCAGCTGGCATGGTCGATATCGAAAGATGTCGCTGATATGATTTGTGCAATACCTACTGGTTTTGTGCCAACGGCGGTACGCTGGATTAACTCGGATACCAGCAACACCGGAAAAAACATACAGTTTAACGTCAGGCAAAACGAAAATGGGATCTGGTGTCTATATCTGACGGCACTTGATAATCTAACTGCTACAGATCGCATTAACGACAGCTTTATGTACCAATTATAATCATTTTTCCACCCAGTCGCCACTCCAGGAACCCGAAACAATAAGACGATGATATATTTTGACGTTATTTTCAGGATATAAAATAACCCTATATTCATCGGAGGCAAGTTTGAACCATTCCACACGCCCCCAAGTCTCCGCTCCGGCTGGGAGGTCAGACACCCTATTGCTATTATTGGGATCGGGCTCATACGGAAAGCTGCCTCTTACGTGTAAATGATTTTTGATATACCACTTTATGTTTTCAAGAATTGATCCTGGACCGAGGAGCACAGGTGTACCTGTTAACTGCGCAGTCACAGAAGCTAAATCACTATTTTTTCCAGTTGCATACCGAACATTTGTTTGTTATTATAAAATCAAAGGAGAGAATATCATGGCAAACATATGTACACTGGCACCTGATATTAATCAGTGTCCACACTATAACCAAAAAACGCAGATGTGTAAAGATGGCCCGGAAGTCTGCGGGTTTTACAAAAAAATAGATGCAGAGAAGGCGCCGGAAGCACCGAGGCGCCAGAAATGGTTTGAACAATATATAAAATAGGCGTCACAGCATACCGCACAAATCGTTATTAGAAATACAGGGGGTGGAACTATGCGGAACAGATTAATGGAACTACGGGAATGGTCAATAATAACGCTACGGATCGACCGGATCAGAGGATATAGAACCAATTTTTTCAGGGTCTCAGACTGTATTTTTTGCGTAGAGAAAGGGCGGTGATGAGCCGCCCTTTACTATACTCCCATTTCTATATATCCACGTTCAGCAAGATCATTCCTGGCTCTTTCTTTTAGCTGTTCAGATGGCCCATATTCAAGCCATTCCTGGAGGAATTCATAAACAGTCTCTATATTCTTCGCTTCCGTAAATGGCCCCCATTCCAGCACCGAGAAATCATAGATTGACAAGCCCGTCATTTCAATTAAGTAGGTCGAAAAATTCATATATTCATACACGGTTCTTTCCTTTCTCCCGGAACTCCCCGGCCGGGACGGGTGAATATCACAGTTCCCATATACAATCCTTTGGAAGTCTTTTTATTGCATTTTCAAGGCAGGTTGCTTTTATTGTCATGTTTACTTTTCTTCCGGTTAAGCTTTCTACGCCATCAAAATGCATATATTTGTAACTTTGTCCACGTACTCCAGATGGCTTCATTCTGCCTTCCGGAAGAATAACATCAATTGTTTTTGTGATCTCATTATAGCTTCCAGGTACGGTCTTGCAATCAGCGAAGTGTTGCTTATAGCGCTTGTAAAGCATCTTTTCAATGTGGCTCATATCTTCCTTTCTCCCGGCCTGATCCCGGACCGGGGCGGGCCTTGTTTATTTGATATTATGATCGTTCATAAAATCAATCACTTCTTTGATTTCCTGTTCAATTTCATCTACTTTCCGTTGATCTTCTTCAATCCATAGTTTGCTATCATCGTCACCAAAACGCCTATAGCATTCTTTGCTTTCTTCTAAACTTTTCTTTGCTTTTTCAAGCTGTTCATTCCATAACATTAAAGTGATTTCTCTTTTACTTCCTGTTAATACCTGCATCTCTCCTCTTTTCTCCCGGCCTATTACCGGACCGGGGCGGGTGAATATTATCCTTTAATCTTCTATACAAATTCCATATTCTTCTTTGAGAGCATCTTCAGAATATCTCTCCATGGGAAATTTGATTACTCTATTCGGATGGTACTCAATTAATTCTACATCATAACAGTTGTACTCTTCGTCTTTGTTTATAATTAGGCTGTGACGCTCATTTAATTCAATTATCATTTTCTCCTCGCTTTCTGTTTGTTTTCCTGTTCCTTCTGATCTTATTATATTATATATGTACATATATATCAATACACAAAATGCACAAACTGTACATATATATTTTAGCTACTTTGTATATATGAACGTATATTATCTATGTGGTATACTTTTACAAAAGGAGGTGCGCCATAATGCCATATAATGAAGCTCAGAAAAACGCAACTATTAAGTATATGAAAAAACTCAAACGAATCCCTCTCGATGTTCAGCCAGAGCAGTATGAAAAAATCAAAGAATATGCTGACAAAGAAGGAAAGGGAGTTAATACCATAATAAAAGAAATTGTATTTGAAAAAATTGGAATAAGCCCTTGACATATATGTACATATATAGTATAATAAAGACAGTTAAGAGAGGCAAGGCCTTAACGAATACGAGGAGGAAGGAACTTGAGCGAAGAGATGAGCGTATTTAAAAGTTACTTACGAAGACTGTTACAGGACTTAAAAGATTTGAAAGAAGCACTGAAAAACAAAGAGTACGAAAAAGCCGACACCATGGTTGACAAATTGATCGACGACACACAGAAAGGCATCGAGGACAACTAAAAAAAGTCCCAAACGGGACAAGGAAAAAGACAAGGGAGGGCGGGCTTGCCACCGCTCCCCCATCTACAAACAGTATAGCAGATGATTATGGAAATATCAATGGAGGATATCATGGAAGATACATTAAAATTAACCTTAGTATCAGGTAATGAATTGACACTTACTGCCGAATACAGCGAGATAATGGAACACGATATATCAGATGCAGACGGCCACCAGATAGACCTCGGAGTAAAACCAGTAACGCATGGATCACTTAAGGCTTACATCAACGGAAACTTAGTAGACTCTTGCTTTTCCCCTTCATCGTGGGCGCTCTATAATACTTGTAATGAAAAGGCACTAGCTGCCGGATGTACAAAAGGTATTATAGGAATAAAAGTAGCCTTAACAGAAGAAAACGCAAATCTGTACAAAGCATGGATTGACAATGTAATAGAGTCAGGAACGAGTCAAGCAGCACGCGAGTACCACGCAAATGAAGAAGCGAAAATAAAAGAAAGTAGAAAGGCCAGTGCACTCCAGTACATTACAAGTGCCGAAAAATACATAGCAAGTGGACAGAAACTCATGACCCAAAAAGAGTATAAAGTATGGGCTAAAAATTATAACAACGTCGTGAATGAAGGTGGAGAAGGGTATGTTCCTGATCTTCCAACAAAAGAGGCATATGAATCGGCTAAGATGTATATTGAATCATTATAGCACAAAAAAGGACACTCAATGGGTGCCCTTTTATTTTACCTTATTTTTTCTGGTGCCATCAACGCCCACCCTAAGCAACGAGTGAAATCTCCTGACCATTCGAGAACTTTTGGCATGAATATACACGATGGTAATATAACATCAGCTACTACCGGCGCCGCTGGAAGTATTGGTGTTTCCTCATACAGTCCCTTATAATCATTAATGATGAGATTGGATACCTTCTTGCGTCCCTCTTCGCTGTTTGCTCCAACGGTCAGTAATAATGGAGTCTTCTCATCCGCCCATAAGGTCGCCACATAGCAATCCAGTTCTGAAGTCAGCGTGATATATGTGCCGTCTATGACTTCGGGTCTCTCCCCGGCGGCGGCTTTTTTGATTATTTTTGCAATTTTAAAATATATGCTCTTGTCTACTTCTCCTGGATATGAAATCCGGTTATGAGAAGTATTAATAGTATAATGATTGATATATTCCATGACGCCTCCTCCCATATGTAATCATTGTAATGTATGGCCTGGAGAGTGTCAATAGGCGGCCCCGATAGGACCGCCCTTATTATTATTATTCTACCAGCCCCGGATACTGCAATGCTCCATCCTGATCTGGAGTTAGCGTCACCGGCTCCATAACAAGCTTGCCGGACTGATCGAGATAGTACCACTTCCCGCCGCTCGTCTGCAATCCCTTTACCATAGCGCCATCTGCACCGAGATAGTACCAGTCACCCTCATACATATACCATGTGTTATAAACCATCAAACCAGCGCCATTAAACCAGTACCATTTTCCATCAGTGTCCTGATACCAGGCGTTGCGTACTGGAGCACCTGTGTTACCGAGGTAATACTTCCGGCCGCCGTCCTCCTCATACCAGCCGGATTTCTTCGGCGCTTCCGGCTTCGGCGCTGCATCGTCCTGTATATACCGCCTGACACATACAAGCCCCTTCCTCCAGCCTCCCGGCGCCCATGAGTCATACCGGCTCTTGCAGTATGCCGTAAGCTGCTTATAACTCGGCCTGCCGCTACCGTGTCCGCAGATAATGCCATTACCGCAGTACATCTCAACGTGGCCGATCTTAAGCGGGCGGCTCTTATCGGTCCCCGCGAATTCCAACATATCACCGGGGCGCAACCGGGATACGTCCGGGATACCTGCGGTTATGTCTATGTCTACGGTTGTCAGCTTGCCGGACTGATATATTCCGGCGGTATTAAGTATACCGAAGCTCTGGCCTGCCTCTGCGTATGCATAACAGATAGAGCTACTGCAATCACTGTAATAGTTGCCGTCTTTATATTTTTTGTAACAATAATCACGTAGATTCTGGCTGTAATAATTGCGGCCAATCAGCGTGTCGTACTTTGCGATCACTGCCTGTCTCTTTTCTTGTGCTGTCATAGTACCTCCAAAAATGAAAAGGCCCAGGATTTACCCAGGCCCATAAATAAGTACAGTATCACCGGCTCTCACCCTGCCGGCCGGGAGATATGCGGATCACCGCCTTTCTATTCCTGCTTATCGCCCTGTCCATAATCTGCACTGTCAATCTTATCTTTCAGTACCGCAATGTATTTTAATAACCAATCTGGCACCGCGGCGCCCATTCTGCCCGCATTTTCGATAATGGACAGTAATTCATTGAGTAAATACCAGACAGCCACCAGAAGCCCGAAAAATGCGCTGGCCGGCATCGTAAAGCCAAGAGTTCCAGATACAGTAGCAATCACATAATCCACTACCATAGCAACCGCAATCACGCAAAGATAACCAACCTTTTTAATAATCCCTTTTGCGCCCTTCTTGCTGCTCCACCCATAGGTAATGTCATCGGGGTGGTCCATAGCTTCCCGTTTACTTGCCAGCATTCCGGTTACATAGTCCACAACCATCATGGAGGCAAGTGCACACAACACCGGGAAGAGTATCCCCAGTTTATCACTTAAAAAGGCAACAGCCGCCGCCATTGCCCCCTGAATTCCAATAATATATTCTCTTTTCATTGTCTTATACCTCCGGATTTTCTTTCAGCCAAACTTCTGTTTTTGATCTCCAAAAATTGGGGACCTCTTTAATGGTAATAATACCGCGTCTGATCCGCGTTCCATAGAATGCCCCCATTATACTGTACCTCCTTCTGCCATTGTTCCAACAGCTTCTCCAAGGTCGTTAATTGCACCGTCCTGTACTGCCTGACCTGCCTCCAGCGCGTCCAGACGCTTCTCTTCGGCGGTTTTCTCACGCAGGCTATACGTTGTAAGGACAGTGCCATCAGTAGCGATTACGGACGTCTCAGACACAAGCATGAGATCAGTATAATTCCCTACCACGGTACCGCCTCCGTTTTTGATCTGTACGGTTGTGAGATTATCTGGTGTCAATATTTCCCATGTTGCCACCATGGCCGCCCGATCGGCTGCCGCCACCTGTAAGGCTCCCAGGCTTGCGCCTGCCTCCAGTTCAATAATAGTTCCATTTTTTAAGATCATAGTGTCCTTCATGTACGGACTCCTTTCTCCCTTTTCGGGTATAAAAATAAGAGCCTTTCAGCTCTGAT